GACAGTCTTTATGCCATTCGTCTAATATAGCATCTAATTGCATCATAACCTCATACTAAAATATACACATAGTATTATTATAGCTAATACTAGCGTAAAAATCAACTAAAGTTTTCTGATTTTATAATATTTGTATCTAAAAGTAACAGAAGCTTCTAAGTAATCAATATCACTGATAGTAGTAGTAAAGTTAAGATCAGTCATTGAAGTAGGGTACATATCTTCGAAAGTTACTTCTACATTAGGTCTTTTTGCGCTATTTAATATCATTAGAGTACCATCAGAATAGATACCTTCACCACTACCAGGTACATTAGCTGATACAACTGCATACTGATTAAATGCTTCTGGGAAACCAATACCTGTTAACCAGTTATAAATTTCGAGATAGTTATTGAGATCTTCATCTACTCTAAATGTTACTGTCAATTCATTAAAGACAATATGGTCACCTGGAATAGGAATTTTAAGAAATGGAGTATCTTGACCTTGCGTTTCACCTAATGAGATACCAGGTATGTTAATACCCTGCACAAAGAACTTTGTCTCAGGCAGTTTCTTAACGCTAAAGTCAAAACTAGCGGGTGATAAAAATTGTCTAGTAGAAGGTTGTACAGCCATTATTCACTCCTTACTAATATTTAGGCACAAAAAAGGCCCCGCTTTCAAGGCGGGGCCAGTTTCGTATTTTTAGTTTCTTATTATGATTACATAATGTTAGAAACAAGAACTCTACGATAGTAAACGTTTGAGTCTTTAACAAGTGCGCCAAGACCAGCTGTAGCACCTTGAGCAAACGGATTAGCAACAACACCATAACGTGTTTTGAAACCAATCTTTGGCTGGAAAGTATCCTCACCAACAGCACGTACCATTTGTAATGGAACGTATGGGCAATAGAACAGACCGGCGTCAAAAGCAGAAGAGCCTTTGTAACCAATTGTCATATAGTTGCCTGTTGTATATGGATCGATATAGACACGAATGCGACCATTCAATACACCAGCAAAGGTGTTGCCTGTATCATCTACTTCCAAGTTGTTTGAGTTCAACGCAGGTGTGTAATCTAATACGCCAGCCATATTTAAGGCAGAAGCAACGTCAGATGAACAGATCATCATGTTGCCTTTCCCTCTACGGGTGTCTTTTGCGATTTGATTAGCTTCACGCTCGATCTGGAACATCAGACCTTTGAACTTCTCAACTGACCAACGACCGTTTGAATCGGTGTCAAGGTCAAAAGTACCAGGTGTCGTAGTATCAGACTGTGCACCTTGAGTAGCAGTAACGTTGATTGTACGAACGATTTCGCGGTTGATTTCAGCAAGGATCTCAGAAGACAGGATGTTTGCTAATTCTGTCTCAGCATCCAATCCATGGATAGCTTTAAGATCTTGTGCTAGTTCCATTGAGTACTCAGCTTTCAGAGCACGTGAACCAGCTGTAACAGATACCTTCTCGATTGAGAAAGCCATCTCTGGGAATGCTGTGTTACCAGCTTCACCAAGTGTTTCAGCTTGAGCAGTTGGCATTGCATCTGCGAAGTTGTAAAGACCAGCTTCTGCGTTGTTAGCTGTACCTGGTGTTGTACCAACGTTCTTGTCACCAAGAGTGTTAGCACCAGCAGCAACTGTAGAGAAGGCTGTATCAGCTTCGTTATAGAATGCCTCTGTAGCAGAGTTAGCCTGGCTTGTATACTTCGAACGCATTGCGAAGATAAGGCCAGTAGGACCGGACATCGGCTGAACGCCGCAGATGTCGTATGCAATTAGGTTAGGCATAGAACGACGGACCAGTGAAATTAATACTGGGTCGTAGTTGTCGATGTCTGCACCAGTTGCGTTTGTTGGGGCTTCAGCAAGAAGACCCTTAGTGCTCCAAGTACCACCTTCACGGATGGATACTTCTGTATTTTCTAGCAGTTGAGCAGTAACAGCGCGCTTGTGAGAATCCTTGATCTCGGGAAGATCAGCATGCTCAAGAATTGGCTGCCACTTCTGCTGTACGCTTTCAGATAAGTACATTTTAGCTCTCCCTTAAAGTACTTTGTTCAATTATTTATCGTTTAACAGTTCTTGAAATGGCTTGAGCGTAACGAGACATCTCTGGATCAATAGCTACAGTGTTTTCTGTTGCATCTTCCAAAGGCTCTTCTTCCGCCTCTTCAGTAACTACCTTTGTTGTGAAGTAGTTCTCTTTGATCATTTCGAGTTTCTTTTGATACGCTTCTGTATCATCAGCCTCGATACCTTCACAAAGTTTAGCGAACTTATCAGCCTGAACGTCGGTAAGACTTTCAGCTACTTCTGCAAATACAGCAGCGCGCTGATGAATTTCTACTTCACGAGTAAGCTCCATTTTCGACTTAACTTCTTCGTTAAGCTTCTCTTCGAGTTCATCTACTTTAGCAGCTAACTCTTCAAAGACATCAAGCTTCTCTTCTGGTACATCAATATAGTTCTCGGCAAATACTTGCTTCATACCATTCATTAGGTTTTCAGCAATCTCAACCTTGAGAGCAGATTCGATAGCAACTTCGTTCTCTTTCATCCACTCTTCTGCGGCATATGACAGGTACTCGTCGACCTTAGTAGTCATTTGCTCTTCAAGTTCTTTAGTAGCTTCTGCTAACTTATCGTCAAACTGCTCCTGAAGTTTTTCAACTTCAATTGTAAGACGTGCATTAACAGCTGCTTCAAAAATTGTCTCAGCTTTCTCCATGAACTGCTCAGATAACTCTTCGCTACCAAACAGATCACCGAGGTCTTCTTTGACACTCAGCTTTGGCATTGGCATGGAAGGTGCAACACCAGCTTTAGGTTGCTTAGCCATTCCATTGTACATAGCCTGAAGTGCGGCCTTATTCATGCCACCCATCTTGACCATCATACTAGCCATAAGTTGTGATTTAGACTGACCAGGTGTTGAGGCAACAGGTACTTCTTGAGTGCCCTTATCACCACCATCCTTATCAGCTTTACGGTTCGCCTTAGCAGAACCACCTTTTGGTGCTACAGGATCGGCTACAGAGGAATCTTCACCAGAAGCCTTAAACTCATCGAGCTGCTCTTCTTCAGTGATGTTGTCCTCGATAACTTGATCCTCTAGATCTTTTCTCTCTTCAGCCATCGTTAGCTCCTTTTATCGAGATTTACTAGTAATATTTATAATTTAATCAACCTAGCGTTTTTAGGAATCTATCAAACAGAGCAAGCTTCTGTTCTTCAAGTTCTTTCACGGAACGTCTACCAGTTTCCTGGATTCTTTCTACTACTTCTTGTGCTCGCCAGTTGCCGTCTACACACACCCATTCAACACCCTCCATAATACCCTTAACAAAAGCATCGGGTGCAGAAGGATCAGCAACTATGTCAGCAGCTGTAGCTAAGTAGAAATCATTTTGTACTTGTTGAGCACCACCTACATCTTTAAGTGAGCCCATACCTCTTGAAGATACACCAAGTGTGGCACCTTCAGTCATCAAATTTTTGACAATTTGACCGTAGGGTGTGTCCATAATTTTAGCCTTACCGACAAAATTAGCACCGTCTTGCTTCAACTCTTTAATCATATGAGATACTCTCTCAAGATTGATTGAAGGTCCAGCTGGATGACCTAATTCGCCATAAGCTCTATTCTTTTTAATTACTTCTTCATTGTAGCGAGATACTTCTTTTGCAAGCACTTGTTGAGGATAAACTCTACCGTTGCGATTCTTAATATCGCCTTGCATAAAAATACCTTCAATAAAGAAGTCTTTAGATCCGTCATCTCTAGCTTCAGTTACTAACTGTACTTCTTCAGATAATTCGCAAAAGAGTTTCATCATAGCCTCTTAACTTACATTAAACGCGATAGGAGTACATGGAGTAGCACTATTGAACGTAAGCAAATCTGTTGGATGCTTAGATACAATATGCTGGCCTGCTCCTAGCGTTGTGTTACCTAATTGAGTTGCACCAGCGTCAGTTACAGTCATAACTCTTGTACCAGTAGCAATATAAACTCGTACACATGATGCATTACTAACTGTGTTAGCAGTGCTTACATTTCTTTCATCACCTTTAAGATTTAAGATCATGCAACACTCCCTGCAAAGTCAACCATTTTCATAAAATGATCCTGGCCTCTTTCTAACGATTGCTGAAACTTACGTGCATTTGCACTGTTAAGCTGTTTATGAACGTCCATCAGCATCCCTGCTGTCTTAGGGTCTACATCCATAGACTGGCCGTTTTTAAACTTAATCTGCATCTCTTTACGAGTCTTTTGAATCTTTTTTAAAGTATCAACGACACCTTCTGGAATAAACTTTTCTTCCTCATCAAGCTCAGTGTTGTAAAATGACTGAAGCTTTTTTGCTTCATACATTTTCGCATCATCACCTTCTGTATGATCGCCGGACTTTTTAGTCTTATCTTTTTTTACATTAGTAGCTTGATAGACCGCATCTTCTTCTGCTTCATCTTTATATGCAGGGTTGCGTGTCTTCTGCACTACATGTTTATCTTTGAAGCGCTTTTCATCACCTGCTTTAGGTTCAGCAACCTCAAGAATCTGTCTCAGTGTCTTCGCCATTTTCTTCTTCCTCTGAATCTTCTTCAGTTTCGTCGATCTCGTCTTCTGCTTCTTCGTCAGATTCATCATCAGAATCGACATCACTTTCATCATCTAGTTCTTCATTATCAATTTCATCTTCAGCGGCATCTTCAAGTTCTGCATCAGTGATATCTTCGAGTTCTACCTCTTCATCATCTGCTACAAATGCATTCGCGACTTCCATTCTTTTACCGGAAATCTCATCACGTACTTTCGCAACCATAAGATTGTCAAATACGTCCTGAACAGCTACTGGCTTCTCACCGATGGCATTTTTAATTAAGTCTTGTACATTATATTCTGACATTGTATTATACCTTTATTTATAATTACTGCTCGTTCTCATCACGAGAACCAACATCCAGTTCACCTGACTGCTCTTCTGCAGCTATTTCACTCTCAATTGCTTTAATTTCTTCTTCGTCCATCTTGAGTACATGACGTTGAATCCATGATTTAGAGAAGTATTTACCAGTGTAATTCTCTACTTCATTTAACGTTTGTAATCTTTCACGAAGAACTTCAGCATCTTTTAATTCACTAAAGTGATTATCTTCAATAAAGTCGTATCGAACTAATTCTTTGATATCCATCCACTCATCAGTAGACATGACACCTTTTAGAACTAACTGCTTCTCTAATATCTTATCAAAAAGATGAGAGAAACGTAAACGAAGTCTAGAAACAAATTTACTAAACTTCAATTCATCACGACTGATCTCAGAAGCTCTACCTAATGTGAATCCTGTTTCTGGCTCTAACCGTGAAATAGGTACATTAAGTGACTTATAAAGTTTCTTTTGGAAATAGATAATATCATCCATTTCGCCTAAATTGCTACCACCTGGTAGTGAAGTAATCTCAGTACCTCTACCACCTTCACGTCTTGGCAGCCAAAAATCTTCAAGCATAGTCATAAACTTACGATCATCTCTGATCTCACCAGAAGCAGCATCATATACTAATCGGTTTTTATGCTTGACCATCATATCTCTTAAGTACTGTTCTGCCTTCATCTTAGGCAAGTTACCTACATCGATATAGAAGATACGTCTTTCTGGTGCTCTTGAAATACGATAGATAACTGATGCATCTTCTAACACTCTCAATTGATTGAGCGGCTTAATAGCTTTATGAAGATGTGACAATACCATTTTATTGTTCTCATCCATCAGACCTGATGTACAATGGATGATAGAATCTTTTGCAATCTTTAAGCCTTGTACACCACCAGTTGCTGGATTAGGTACTTGACTTGATTTGCTCTGGAAGCCTTTATCGTTGAAGATATAGTACTCGTTCTTAACTTTTTGTACTATTGCTTCGCCTTTTTTCTGCTTCGTAGTCTCTTTAATTTTTCTTATTTTTCGAGAATCAATATATCTTAACTCAATAAGACCATTACGTGGGTCCTGCTCATTAATAATCGCATGGTAGTACATACGTCCGTCTGTATACCATTTGCGAAAAATCTCGTAAGCATTATCTTGAAAATTTAAAAGACGTAATGTGTTCTTAAACTCATCTCTAATCTTATTTTTAAGACCAGCAGATAGTTGAACGTCATCAAGATTAATTTCTAGAATTTCTTTATCTGTATTAGTAACGATTGCTTCATTAATAATATCATCAATAGCATGCTCAACCTCTGGCTGCATACACATTTTACGATATCTTGTTACTAATTCAGCTTCACTCTTTGCAGTGCCTTCTAGATCAACATAGGTACCATAAGCACCGCCTGTTGCAGCAATGTTTACAGCTCCGTCGTCTTCGTCCTTTTGAACGAATGACACGGGTTCTACATCTTGTTTTCTACGGATCTCGAAACCGAAAAGTTCTGCCATAATAACTCCTTAAAGGTATGGAGAGGGGTTACCCCCTCTCTCTAAACCTTATTAAGCCCCACCAGCGTTACCGGTTTGGCCACCAACTGTCCAGTAATCATACTGGAACGTCACCTGAAACTCTTCAATAGCATCTGTGGTTTCCCAACTCAGTTCAATTTCACTGATGTTAACTGGGAAGATGCCGTTAAAGTTATATGTTCTGAGCGCATCACCTGATTTACTATATTGTGTAACAGATGCTTGCTCTTTGTAAAGTGCGGGCGCTGAGCCTCCAAATCCTCTAAGGTTACCCTCGTGAGAATTGATAGTGTTCATCCACTCTTCCATGGCGTTACGAATCAAGAAGTCTTCATCATTGATTACTGTAACTGTCCATTCAGCAAATGTTCTATCACCTGCGATCTTTACTTTTCTACCGAAGTATGGAACTTCAATCGTACCTAATGTCGAAGCAGGAATTTGTGCTGCTTTGACCAGGAACGGAACCTTTAAGTTAGCAGCAGCATTCGCTGGATTGCTAAACTGTACTTGGAACAGAGAAGATCGTGCACCGCCGGCAGTAAGTTGCGCTCTAATCTCGTTTACGTTAAAAGCCATTTGATATTCTCCTTATCGTAACTATTTAGCCTTAAGAGCCGACAATCTCGGAGAACTCAACACCAGTTCTAACTGCCACGAAGTTGAGTTGGATAAAGTTAATAGACTTAGCAGGTTTAATGTAAATGTCTGCAACAAATTCGTTACGGTCAATTACTTCACCTGTGTTATTAGTCTCATCCGCTACAACTTGGAAGTCATAGATACCTCTTCGACCTTGTACATCCCTTAGGAATGGCTCAACTAGGTTTCTAAACTGTGCGCGAGTAAACTCGTCGTTAAATTCAAAGAGCGATGCTTTTGCGGCAGTAGCAATTGCTTTCTCTAGAACAATGAACAATCTACGAACATTGATTCTATCAAATGCACTTGGTCTACCAAGCAGTGTCTTATCACCAAACAGCAACGTACCCTGACCTGGGAATGTCGTTACTGGGTTAATATCAGACTTGTAAAGAATATCTCTTTCTGCTTTACCTGGGTTAAAGGCAAGCTTAACAATATTCTTAATTACTCCTCTGTTGAAACCTGCTGGTGAGAACCATGGGTCTCTAACATCGTCTGTTCTTACTGCAAGACCTGCGATGTCACCGTTAAGAGGAATATATCTGTAGACGTCATTATACTTGTCGTACTGATATTTGTAACCGCTATCCAGAACACCATATGAAGATGCTGTTAAGGAGTTACGGAATGTTACAACATCGTCTGCTTCTGAGCCTGCGTTATTAACTACATCACCATATGCAGGTGAGATAAATGCTACGCAATCTTTTCTTACTTCACAGATATTATCGATGATGTAATTACCTAATGCTTCACCATTTGTTCCACCGATTGCCTTACCTTGTAGTACTAACGAGATGTCGACATTCTCTGCAGATGCAAACATATCATAGCCTAAAGCAAGATCAGCTAGTGCAGCTGTACTCTCTGGAGCAGTATCTGTACCACCTGAAAGTGAATCAGCTAATGGTGCAGTGTTTGATACAGCGGTCATATTGATGGCTGTGTTAACGTACCCAGCACCCTCTCTATGATTAACTGCATACACCCACTGTGATGTATCATTAATTACTGTTGTATAATGGTTACCAGCACCTGATTCTGTCTTAGCATCTGTTGCACGTGACAGTCCTTGATATACTTCAAGGATAGTATTAGGAACACCAGAGATATCACCATCTTCGTCTGTTACGACAATATGGATTTCATCTGATGTACCACTACGATCTGTTACATACTTAGTTGTTCCAGGAGCGGCATCTACTTGATTGTAGAATTCCCAGAAACGACTTGCTGAACCAGAATATGCTGTACCTAATGTATACTTACTTGCAAATGAAATTGCAGTAGAGTTAACAGAAGAAACTTTTAGATACTGTGTACCAATTGAACTGTTACCTAGCTTAACTTGGTCACCAACTGCAACACCAGTTGTATTAGAACAAGTAGCTACTGTATTACCAATTGCAATAGTAACGTTTGCGTTAAGTGCTGAAGAATAAGCTGCTGAGCTATCACATACAGACACTTTCAATGAGTTGCCTAAATCACCAGGATATTTGGCGATAAAGTATAATTCATTGTTTGAAAACGTTCCGTTATCAAAAGCAATTCTATTTTTAACTTGTTGTGCAATGCCGTTAGATCCAGCGTTATTAGCCGAGCTATTTACTGTTCGAACAACATATAGTTTATTACCATAGGCCAGGAAGTTGGCTGCAGTAAAAAAGGTCTCATAGTTGTCAGAGGTTGGTTTACCAAAACGGGTAGCTAATTTAGCTTCCGAATCAATAAGAACTCTTTCTTCTACAGGACCCCACTTGAATACGCCGGCAATGGCGCCTTCAGTAGTCGAGACTGCAGGCACTACCGTAGTAAGATCAATCTCACTTACATTTACGCCCGGGCTGACTTGAAATGGCATCTCATGTCTCCTTTAATTTCAGGGTGCTTCCAATTATTTCATCTTACAATATTTATATAAATTCAGTATTAGAAAACCCGCTCTCCCGATTCCCAATCGTATACAGCATCCTGGAATTGCTCTTCATGAGCATCATGTCCATCAGCAATAAGACCGAAAGGAGTCATATCTTCTTCAATTAGTCTTAAGTGTTGTTGTTCTACATTCTTACGTATATCAACACTAGTCAATTCTTTAAAATAGTCTTGGTTAGCTAACCAACCAAATAATACTAACGTCATTACCAAGTCATCGTGTGAACCTTCTTCTGCTTCCCAGCTCTCTCCTCGAGCTACGAAACGGGTTAGTTCTTCTAATATATGGAAATCGTTCGTATAGAGTTTATCACCTTCGATGAGTGTTTTGAGGTTTAAACAACCTACTCGTTTTACTTGTTTAGTAGTTCTTACTCCAAGGTACTGCTGTCCTACTCCGCCGAATCCACTACTAAGGACTTGACCAGCTCTACCTCTTGCAGATGACATAAGAACATTTTCAATCTCTAGATCATTATGTAATGTCTCTGCAACAGACATTCCAATATCGTTTGATTCTACTAATATGTATGACTTATTGAACTTCGTGGCTATATCAGCAACAACATTAGGAAATACCATAGGAGGTATGTTATTATTCTGATAAGCTGCTACTACTTTATATGGTACATCTGAGCAATCTATCACAGTAAATGCTGAATAGTCTCCTCCTACACCTCTTGCAGTATCAACGATTGTAGCGTATATATGATTCTCTTGGGGTTGTTCATAAACTCTCATATGCTCATTTTGCCATATAGGATTATGAAAAGTCATCATTCTTAGTTTAGAAGGACTAATTAGAGTATTAGAGGATCCAATGAACTCACATTCAAACTCAACTCTAAATTGTTCTTCTGATGTATTTCTAATAGTAGCTTCACGCCATGCTGCATCTCGTCCTGGTACATCAGACCAGTGAACATCCAGACGCTCATAATCATTTCGATTCTCTTCACTATCAACCCATAATTTATAGAACAGGTTTAGCCCGTTTGGTGTCGACGTAATAAGGACTTTAGAAGTTTGACCAGATGAAATAGTAGGGTAAACAGAAGCAAAGAATTCTTCCTGAATATGAGTAGGTACGAACGCAAACTCATCTAAGTAAATTAGGTTGTAAGATCCACCACGAATAGCAGATGAAGAAGTAGAAGCAGCTGATATTTTAGAACCATTCTCTAGAATAATAGAACCTTTATTCCACTCATCAATACCAATTTGTAACCATCTCGGTAGATGTTCATATGCTAATTGAATACGACCTAATATTTCTCTTGATTGTGACGCTTTATGAGCTAGAATAGCAACGTTATAGTTCTCATTGAACATAACATACCAAAGAATAATAGCTGCAATAGTTGTAGTCTTGCCTGATTGTCTAGGCATCTTACAAATAACAAATCTATTATCATCAACAAGCTCTACTAAGTCAGCTTGGAAATCATATAGTTGAAAGTTAACTAAACCTTTATCGATATTAACAATACGGATATAGTTTTGAATAAAGTATACAGGGTCTCGAGAGCACTTGATAAATTCTTGTACTTGCTCTTCAGTAAACTCTACTGTAACATTAGCACGCTTTAAGTTGGGGTTACCTAGATAATTTTCTCTTTCAATCATCTTTATTCTCGTCACTAGAAGCTTGCTTAATCATTTTTTGTAATTCAGCTGTACTCCCTACAAACAGATTATTATTAATAGTTTTTGGACTTTTATCCTCACCTGTTAATTCTTTATGACGTTTTTGAAGTTCTAAGAGATCTTTATTCGTATCAGCAAGTGTTCGAACTAATTGCGCTGCTACCTCATATGATCTAGGGTGCTGACTCTGCTGCGCTAGCTCTAAGATGCCTTCCAAAGCATCAGTACCTCTTTCAATAATATTGTAGAGGTTACCTCGAGCATACTCGAAATCATTATCGCGGGATTCTACTTTAGATGGAAGCGCGGGTTTCTTTACAGCAGGAGATGCTGGTTCTTCCATCGGTGTAAGATTTAAAGTTTCACCGATCTTGTCAGTCATGTTAAGATCCATCAGTTATTTCAACCACAAATCCATAATTATCGTCACTATCAATATTTGCCTTATCTATACTTAGGCTTCCGTTAGAAGTGGGTGATCCGTTTGCTAATAGACCTGGCTGTACATCTACACCTTCAGCCGAACTATTAGCTGATCTAATAGCTGTATTAACACCTTCTGGTGCTAAAATATTTGTATTAGCCAATTTAATAAGATTACTACGAGATGTTACAGGGCCATAGATATAAGCTTTCATTACAAAAGATAAAGTATGAATGATAGCTCTTCTGGTCTCAAAATCACCTTCGTAAGTATCTTCTGATGTTACTGATTGCAGTATAATAGGTATGTCTTGCTTTAATTCCATCTCAGGAATAAGCTCAATAGTAGCAGTAAAATCTGGAGTAAAGAATGGTAGTATTTGTTCTAATATTCTAGTACCATCTTCTGCGTTTTTAACCATAATGCTTAGATCAAAAATAATATCATACGGTACTGGGTTATATACTGATTTAACACCAGCAGCATCACCAGTTGTTTGATGATAAATTCTTTGAGTACTAGTCATTTTACGTTCTGGTGCGTATGCCATAGAAGTCATTTCAAAAGACATGCGCGGTAAAATAGCTGATGCTCTTCTATTTAAATTTGCATCTTGTTCTACTCTTGCTAAAGTCTTCATAGCAGGACCATATGAAATAGGAACTGCTAGAGTTTGTACAAGGTTACCAGATGCATCGTCTCTCTCAATAACTAAGTCGTTAAATAGAGTTCCGAATAGAATAACATACTTGCGTAAATGACTATGATAAAAGCGATGACCTAACATTAGAAGACGCCTCGCTCACTAAAAGGATCTACATCACTAAAATCTACAAATCCATCTGACTCAACTTGGAAGTAATTGTTGTCAGCAAAACGATCTGAATCTCTAGGATCAAACGTCTCAGGAAGCAATCCTGTTCCATCTTCAAGATAAATTTGCTCGCCAAGCTCTGTAAGAAGTGACTTAACTCTTGCATCTAATGAATGTAGATCTTCAATCTTATCAATAGCAGGAACTTTTGTATCGAAGCGCTCTGAGCTATACTCAAATAACTCACACTTTAGATCATATGTTTGGAGCTTGCCCATCTGATAAAAGATAGCTTCATGCTCTACAAACTTAATTTCAAAAATCTTATTGTTCAAAGGAAAATAAATTAAGTCACCTTCATTAGGTCTGACTTGAGTTTCATATTCACCAATTTCATTAAAGAAGGTTCTTTGTGCAACTGTAAAAGTAATTTGATCTCTAATCTCTAATCCGAATCTAGATAGTAGATCACCTTCACCTTCAAAGCCTTCTACGTTTCGAATATACATTTCAAGAAGATAGGCATGCTTAAACTGATTTACGGTATCCTCACCGAAAATCTGATCAAAGTTAACTTGCTCTCTAGGAAG